GGAGCCCACCCCAGACAGGGACTCCATTGTTACTATTTTCCAGAATTGGAAGTGGCAGGTTTTAACCATAGGGCTGCCACAACAAAACACACGGGAAATGCGATGCCCCGACCCGGGGGTCACAGGGCATCGCATCTCGCATGCGTAATTGTACTACATAATTTGTAAAAGAAGTTGATACACGAAAGGCTGTTGTACATCAACACGCTAAATCTAAATTGTCAGGTTTATATTACTCAAAGACTCTAGGCCGTAGGCGACAAATCACATCCCTCCAACAAGGGATCACGAGGCGGGATCCCACACTCACACACCTTGCTCGTATGGGTTTCATTATACTGTCGTACACTTCTTCTCCATGTAGCGCCAACTCCTCAGTGAAACTTGTAAATTGATCTGCAAATTGTTCAGCGCCCCTACACCACATTATCTTCTGTTTCATGCTATCCAAGTCGAGGCGCCCAATGACTCGACCACTTCCAGGGAAGTATCTAAAATGACGCTTCAAAAACGTCATCGTCTCAAGATCCTCGGAGATATCAGTGCCCGTCTTCGATGCATTAGTCGCCGTCATGCCGAACCACTCCTGAATGTAGTCAACCACTTGTGTGATGTCTCCCTCTTGCGAGCCGCAAGCTATGAGCACATCATCACCATATGTGATAACGTCCGCTTCGTTCAATTCTTCATAGCCACTAGCATAAAGGCACGAGTAGACCACTAGGAGGTTGCAAATGGAATTCAAAACGCTAGTACACGGACTACCGGAAGGCATCCCTCCACTCACACTCCAGATCTCGTCACCAACCAAGTGGCGCGATTCAACCACCGGCTTATGTAATCTCCTGACCAAGTCAGGATCTGCATGGCAGGCAGCTAGCACATCAACGGCGTGATACATCAAATCCTTGGAGAGACTACCGTCGAATTGCGTGTAGTCCAAACATGCGATCTGTCCATGGAGCGATTGATATAACTCATGATAGTCAGTAAATGGATTGATCCCCACAGCCACACCAGTAGCAAGTGCACTAGTGGAGTAGATCTTGTCGTAAATTTTACCCATGATATCTCTGTATACTAACACGTAGTCCACACTACATGACTCCACAGCTCTGGTCTTACCCGCTGCAATCTTCTTCTTCTTTACTACCTCGTCTTTCGTGTTAGTCCCGAAGTCGACAACCGCCCTGTTGTTCTTTAAAGCTTCCAGGAGGTTGTCACAATCGGTGACCAATTGCGCAGATGGGTAGTACGAGCCATCTGGGTTTTGCTTGAATAAATCTCGTTTGCTCAAATGTTTGGTTACATACTTTGGGCCTGCTGACGTCGACATATCGATGCAGTTAGATGCTTCCAGGCCATTGGTGGCCACTGTATAATCATTTAGTGAATCATGAATGCCTATGTTCTCTACCAACTTCGTCATGACATGTTTTTTAGCCAGCGCAAAGACGTTCGGGCAGGGCTCGAACTTGTTGTTATGGTATTTGTCTGCCGCAGCATACACAAGTGGACCTGTTTCCACTTGCAAGCGCCTATCATATTCACTCAACACAGCGGGCCCGTGTGTAACTTCAAAAACACCATGTAAAGGACTCTTCTTTATGCCAGACTTGGTGTTGGTATAATATACCCGTTCAGCCTTTATCTTAGAAGTGACTTCACCCTGGTGGACTACCAAGTCAACAGGTAACATAGCAGCCGCATAGCCGACGGACCCCGAACGAGTGCCAGCCACATGCAATCCAACAATCTTCCAGTTGGAGCCTTGTTTCTGAACCACCATAGCACCACACAGACCCACAAAAGTCCTGTGCGATACGTTATAGCTGAGCCCCACCTGTGGTCTGTCATCCACACTGTAGTCAACATTAGAACGGACATTGTAGCAACTTTGGATATATCTCACTTCCCTTCCATTGGAATAACTCGAATGGAGAATATCTGTCTTAGCCATTGCTTGAGGCAATGCCTGGTGTGACACACTAGATTTGAACTGTGCTGGGAACTTGGGAATCGTCACGAAAACCCGCTCCGTATACACATCTCCTTTCTTACTGGCCAGCACCTCAGGCCTCATCTCAATCTCATAGTCGTCCAGTTGCCACTGGCGCCCTAAGTAGTGCAAGACGCTACCAGCAGCGATAACGCCATCCGATTCGACGGTTGCACCACCAAAGGCGTGGGTGTACAGCATGAATGTCTTCCCACCATATGTAATGAAGGGTCTTGACACGCCTTGAGGCGAGACAATGTGTCCGACGTAATCCCACAAGTGGGCATATTCTGAATTCACGTCGCCCCCTTGATGTTCTACATCTCGCCTGACTTTAATAGGCTTAGTATTCTTGACCCGCTTAACTTTCAATTGTCCACCACCATAAGCGCGCCCTTCCGCATCACCTGACTCAACAGGTGTATGTTCCGAGCCTCCTAGTGCTCGAACGGCAACCGCGACAGCCCCCCCTAGAACACCAAGTGCTGTAAGCAAGGCCATGACCTTTTCCTTGTTGCTCGAGATGATCGAACTCGTAGTCTTAATTGCGTTTTTGAAGTAGTTTAGGTAGGTTTTGTCCGGATTCTGTGGCAATGGGTCAGGAGGATTGACTAGTTCGCTACTGGGGTCACTAGGATCAATAGCCTCCTTCCTCTCGCCAAGAATGCTAAGGGCGGTGTTAATCATTTCGCTGTCCACGCTACGGGTCTCCTCAGTCTTCGACCCAAAAGACCACATCTGGTGTTCAACCTTACATGCCTCAGCGTAGGCGGCATCGTAGATCCCGCTGGCAGAGGCATGAATACCCATTTTGTATTTGTACTCATCGGCTATTTGTCTGCACAAAGAGATCATATCTAGATGTTCCACTCCATCAGTAGTGGTGGTTGGTATGGGCCTACCAGCAGGGTTTGTCACCGGTTTCCAGCACCTACCCGTGATAACGGCGGGGATGCCATGTGTAGCATCTTCGGCTTTAGCACGATCGAGAAATGCTCCTTTCTTGTAATCGTCATGTGCAACAACTGTCACACGGTATGGAAAACGGCGCATTAGTGCACCCGAATCGTGTAGGGTCGAAACAATGATGTTCTTCTCACGATGGTTGGTCTGTGCTATCACGAACTTACTCGTGTACTTCTTGCCTTTGTCTGCAAGCTGTGCCATAGGCAAGCTATAACTAGTTGTGGAAATCTCATTCACAGTCCTAAGGCCATCCTTTTCATCGCGACCCGCCAAAAATTCATCTTTAATGTGGAATGTTTGACCAGTATAACCTGAGTAAAAGTCATCGTTGATGTTTTCAGTGTAAGCTGTGCGCGGAAGGCCAGTAAGACCTGCCACTTGCGCCATTAACGATTGTTGAAAAGAACTTTTCCCAGAGCCAGGGGGCCCTTGCATGAGTAGCCCAATGGGCTCCATACGGGCCTGCTCTCCTGGCGCTACAACTTGCTTGCTGCGGAAATAGTTGTCAACTTCACGCATAACATTTTGAATAGTAGTGGTTGTGGCTTTGTCACAAGCCACTACCGCCAAGTCACGATAGGCCGCGAGCTGGCCGTATACGTCGGCCATCTCAGATGCCTGTGCCGACGTTATCTCATGGGTGGCGTCAAATTTCTTCATGGCAAACTGATGGGCTTTGTAGCAGACCAAGGCAAGATGCGGGGCCCTCAGAGAGAGCTCACGAGAGGCTCTCGCAGGCCCATCTGGGTTGAAGTGATTTGTCAAGGCCGCAAACATCCTAGGGATGAAACCAATCCAAAATTCTAGTGATCTCGCAATCGTCGCAGTCATCAGGAACTCACGCACCGACACACCTTGATGTATCACGCTGTCACCACCAAATCCTGCTTGGGTAGCAGAAGTTGAGAAGAGTGCACGAGCCTCACGGCGTGCTCTGTCCATAAATATCGTACCAACTGGTATGCATAGTCCTTGATAGATGACACCAACTATGTCCACGTAGGCGCCCTCAATGTCGTAGTCCAGAAATTTCTTCAGTATTTGCCCGGCTACCTCGAGGTTATCGGATAACCCTTGAGCCGTATCAGGGATAAAACGCATTGCAACCATGGCAACGGCTGCCGCAGCAGACACCTGGCCAGTTAGGACAAGGGCCAAGTGCAAGAAAACCTCAGCAGTCAGTCGAACGATCTTGTAAACGGCTTCATTGACAACTGCACTGATGCATCGGCGGATGCACCCGAACAGTTTATTAATAAAATCCACCGTTGTGGTGGCCACAGAGGACACCAAAGACAATGGATTGGGGATGCCTTGGTTCTCAACCTTTCTTTCTTGGGCTGCTATTTTGCTAAGAACCATTGTCGATGCTATCTCCTTCGCCATCCTTTTAGTTTTGGCGACTCCACGCGCCGTATATCCAAGTCCAGACTTCGTCAGCCTGACTTCACATGTATGCTCACGAGCGTTAGTTGCGCCGACATGAGTAAATGTGTAGTCTAGGTCCAAGACCTCTCCGACGTTTTGCATGTCATGTATCGTTGACACGGCACACGGACCCTGGTTCATTATCCTCTCGATGGTTTCCTCAACCTCATCCCGTGGTTCACGGACGGGTAATATCAGTGGCACTGGTATAGGAAATGAAAAATTGTCCCCCGAGAAAGAAATATAGACAGCCAGAACAGAGTGTACTTGTTCTGTATGCACTGTTCTGTTGTCAAAGAACAAGGTACCAAGCATGCCAGTCCCTTCCTGCACGAGCCCTGGATTTAGCAATCTATGGGGCTGCGGAGAATAATAAGGGACCTTCAACGACATGGCTGCTTTCGGCAGTAAAACTGCAGATCCCAGCGCTGTGATATCACGGAGTTGTTCCGCTTGAGCGTGCGCGTAATTCTGAGCAACAATCGTGTGGGTCGGGCTATCGTTGTAAAAATGCAATGTGTATTCCCCGGTGAAATAGGAGAACAACTTCCAGAAAGCTCCGAACCCAGTGTTTGTGGGCACAATAGGGACCCTAACTAGGCCCCCTGTGGATAGGAAGGCGCCGAGGAAAATGCCTCGCCCTGAAAGCGTGTTCAGGTCCATATGGTCCGCTTTGATGACCGTGGGTCGCACAGCACCTACGTTCTTCACGTTCAAAAGCGCCGGCGCGACCTCCCGCGGTCTAGGCTCACCGCCGGTGTTCTCTAGAGTAGAGACACCTGCCGCATTGGCAAGGTCGTTGCCATCGCCAGTGATGACAGACTCTTCGGGTCCTTGCCATGTCACAGGCCCGCCTCTCGGAGAAGCGAATTCAATATCAGGGCCGCCTGCCATTGTAACGAGAATGTTGACAGATGAAGGTGCGTTAACGTTAGCTTGTAGCCTATTGACTACGTGTACAGTAAGTCTCCCGGTGAAAGCATTCACTCGAGTGTAATAATTGAGCCCAGCATAGGGCACAACCAACTCAGCGGTTGTGTTCAATCCGAGTTCGTGAATCACAGATATGCCATTCTGTGCCTGATCCAAGGAGATGGCAGTGCTATCATTGGGATAGTAGGTTATACGCACTCGCCCTTTATTGAAAGGGGTGGAAGCAAACAAAAGCCGAAAAACAATGGATCCTCTCACCATACCGTACATGCCTGACAAAAAAGCCATGTTGGGCGTTGAATTGGCAAAGATATTAAGCCCTACCTGCGTATCCAGAACAGTGGCGCCAATTGCTTGGCTTGTGTTCCAACTTGAAACGCCACCCATCCTCAGAATTCCAGGTATTTGTGCTATATCCCGTAAATTATTGAACGACTTCACAACACCAGCAGTGGTGAAGTCGGCATCTACACCCTCACCAACGAGAGCCAGAGATTGGGCACCCTGCAGTGGCAAGGAGTTGGACAGAGCCAAATTCCCAGGCCCAGGCGCAATATCCACCATGTCCCTTCCTTGTGGGACTGGGTTCTGTAAATCCATCTCCATCATAGCTCCCCATGCCGACAGAGTGACGGCTGGTGTGACTCCAGTGGGGACTGTAAGCCCCGTAAGGACGGAAACCACAACACGCCCACACTGTGCCGAATCTTTCTCAGCATAGCTCCTGTAATTCACGTAGGGAATTGTCAGCCGAGCTGAAGAAGTGGCAGCCAAATTCACAATTGAATGTGGGAGATTGAACAGGGACAGACGGTTTCGCAAGGACATGTCTAGCCCATCCGGCACATAGAAGACCACGGCTAAGCCCGCAATTCCTTGGGCAGCCGCGAAATTAACCGTCACATCAAAGCCTGCACGCACATATTTAAAATAGCGTGTTTGCCCGTGAGCTGGAAAAGACGGTGTAGGATAAAAATCTTGGGGCAGTCTAATAGTCATGATGTCGTCTCCGGGAACATTGGAAACGAGCCATTCAGTATTAGACAGATTCACCAATCTCATCGGGTTCAAAGCCCCTGTCAGAGCCGAATAATTTTGAGCTGCCTTCTCATCTTGGTAGCTTTGAGCAGGATCAAAAGTAGTGCGTGGCTTGACTATGGCTTGCTGTGGCATACCCGTATTTACGGATATAGTTCCTCCCATACGATCTGAGTCTTGCTCGGCGAACTCAGTCGTTGGGTCCGCCAACAAAGAGTCCACAGTCGATGCAACACTCCTAACAAGGGAACTTGCCATTCTAGTTGGGTCCGCCATTTTCGAAAACATCTTGTAATAACTCTTGTATCAACAATTATAATCGCAGGTCTCTCTGTACCAACAAAATCGTCTATATCACTAGTTGTAATTTTCATATGGTTTGTAAATGGTGCCTTTCTGCCCCACGGGGTTTTTAATGTGGGCCCTCCACCAAGGGAAATTCTAGGTCTCACGCCGACTACAGTTGGAACACCTGTAGCCTTCGCCACCGGTTCCTCGAGGAGCCTCTCCCCGGTGCATGTCCTAGGGGACCACCTCAAGCAGTGTTCACACCGGAGCCCTGGGGCTCCACCCTATGATACCACTCAAGGATTTTGTTACTAATAAGGCATGCATAGATCTACAATCGGGCCTGACCGGAACCACTAGCGGGCAGCCAGTTACCCATCGAAATCATAACCATCACTCCCAAATGCTATTAGCCTCCACGACGAGTAACTAATATTTAGGTGGTAAGTGATGGCCCGTTACACGATGGGCACATCCAATACAATCTACACACGAGTCATTAGCCATGACAGCAAGAGAGCTGAGTTAGAGACATCTTAAAATAAACACTCAAATAAAGGTTAAGGTTAAAGTTGGAGGTTGTTGTACCTATACACACAAGTCGATGTATAGGAAACATAAGCGACAAAAGTCCACACTGGCAACACCTCAGTTGAAAACCCGAGAACTTCGAATTAACAAAATGAGGCGTTCACCCGCAACCTACACGGGGTCAAAAGGATACACGGTCGATTAGGACCGTGG